GCGGTCTAGTTGCAGTTGCTGATGCACTATTAAACAATCCAGGAGCACCTGCTGTTGGACAATCATTAACAGGATACAATCCTTATACAAGCGGCATTCCTTTACAAACAACAACGCTTCCGGCTCCTAGTAAGACTGCACAGAATCAAGCGAATCAAAATGCGCAGGCAAATATTATTTCTAGCTTTGTACAAGATACTAACAATCTTTATACATTAGAAACAAATTATAAAAACAATACAATCACCGCAGATGGAAAAAATTATATCACTAATCCATCTGAAGCTTCTAATTTAAGTAATGTTGGTCAAAAAACTATTGCCGCGTTAAATGGGATTCCTACTGATCCTACGGCGCTTGCCGCACAATTAGGTATTGACCCTGCACAGTTTTCTGGGCTATCAAAAGACCAACAAACATCATTATTATCAAGGCTACAAAAAATATTAGCATCTGTCCCCACAGATGCCAATATTCAAGGATTCCAAGCTCTTGGATTAAGTTTAAAAAATGTTACAGGCTCCGCCATTAAAAATTTACCTGCGCTCCAGGCCCTGACAAAATCACCGCTGGCTAATATTAGCCAATACGACTTACAAAAAATCCTCGCAGGTGGCGGGAGTGCGGCAAATTTACCAGGAGCTTCGTCGTTTGCATCTATCGGATCACTCTTAGCCCTACTTGGGGGATCTAGAGGTCAGGCTAACGGCGTAGCAGGCGGCAATCCTTTGAATGTAACTCAACAGCTTGACAAGTTCAATAGTGCAGTTGGACTAAACAATTCAAGTTTAAATACTTCAAATGCGCCCCTAGCATCGCAGGGACTAGGGTCAGTAGAATCAAATAGATCAAATGCAGTAAGAACTATACAAGGGATTGGAGGTTATTACATTGAAACAAATACAGTTAATAGTTTATACGGAACACAACGATCGCTAAGTCCTTTAGACAAATTGATGATTACAAAAACAAGTTAATATATGGGAATTAATACAACAGAATCAAAACATAAGTCGCTTGAGGATGTTTTTGTCGGCCCAGGCCCCTATCTAGCAAGGGTAGTTAATCATCTTGACAGTACATTAATGGGCGGCCTTGAGGTACTATTGTACGAAGGCGGTACAGCCAGTAGTGATTTAAGAGCAGGTGCGATACCTGTATATTATATGAGTCCGTTCTGGGGGTCAACCTCGTCTGAGTTTGAAGGAAATAACTCAGCTGACTTTAACGATGTACAAAAGTCTTACGGTATGTGGATGGTGCCTCCCGACATCGGATCATGTGTTATGGTTATGTTTGTTAGGGGTATGGCCAATGCCGGTTATTGGATCGGGTGTGTTCCTGATACGTATCAGAATCACATGGTGCCAGGAATTGCGGCCAGCCGAAATGTTGCACTAACTTCAGAGCAAGAAAGAAAATACGGAACCACTAATCTTCCAGTTGCAGAATTTTTAAAACGCAGTAGAGATTTATCAGGCGGCGACCCTAATAAATTTACAAAACCCGTACATCCTTTTGCAGATAGATTATTGGCTCAGGGGCTCATATTAGATGACATCCGAGGAATAACTTCTAGTTCTGCTAGGCGAGAGTACCCATCGTCAGTATTTGGTATTAGCACCCCGGGACCAATTGACGACTCAAGAGGCGCGAAAACAGGCCAAATTGGATTTGGAGGGAAATCAACAGCTTATGTAAGTCGGCTAGGAGGCTCCCAGTTTGTAATGGACGATGGCGATAAAGATAATCTTAATGAGCTCGTTAGAATTCGCACTCGTACCGGCCATCAAATTCTGTTACACAACAGTAGTGATTTAATCTATATCGCTAATGCCGCCGGAACAGCATGGATAGAACTAACAAGTCAAGGCAAGATTGATGCTTATGCCGCCGATTCAATATCATTGCATGCTGAAGGAGACTTTAATCTACGTGCTGACCGCGATTTTAATATTGAAGCAGGTAGAGCCGTTAAGATTACCAGCGGAGAAACTATGCAGATAGAGTCTGGTGCAAGTATCATCGGCCTAGCGGTAAACGATATAAAGTTACAAACAAGTAAAGAAGTACATCTCAATGCAGGGTCCAACATGTTCCTTGGAGCACAGTCTGACATGCATATCAGTGCGGCAAGCGACAATTTATACATTTCGTCTGGCGGCGCCACTAATATTAAAGCAACTACTAATATGATATTAGGGGCCACCCAAACAATGGATGTAAATGGTGGTACAGCGGTACGGCTAGGTAGTGCCGGATCTGTTAGTTTCAACGCTGATGCTACGATATCAATTGCCGCTAAAAAAATTGTTAATGTATTAGGCCAGACTTCTTTAAACCTAACATCGCCCGATCTTAATATCAACGGTGCTGTTGCCACTGCTGGACCAGCACCCGGGGTTCCGACAGAACCTACAATGCCAGACACAGCAGATCCTCTTCCAAGGTATAATTTACCTAATAGACAGCCGCCAGGAAATTGGAGTGATGGTGAATTTTATAAAGCCGCGGATATTGTAACAATTATGACTCGTGTTCCTACACACGAACCTTGGGAGCATCACGAGAATGTGAACCCTGTAAGATTTGGTGCTAACGGAACTGATTCAGAAAATACTGGCACTAATACTTTCTCAGGTGCTAATATCGTTTACAATAAAAATCCTTCATATGCACCCCCTACTAAGACAGGTAACCTTGCAGAAGATAATATTGCGGCCTTCCTTTGGACTATTCGTAGAGCAGAAGGTACAGCCAGCAAAGATGGATATAGAACACAATATACCAGCGCATTATTTGATATTGATAATGCAGGCCTACCCTCAGGAGTTACTGTTCCTACTGGAACCGGCGGCTATAAAGGACTCAAGTTTTATACATACGGTAGCAACTCATACGACAAAGACGGTAATAGTTACACCAACAGAAGTTACAAATATAAAGATCATCCTAGGATTGTTCTTGGACCAGCAAGACTTAGATCTTCTGCCGCAGGCGCTTATCAGTTCATGCCAGACACCTGGGATACTTGTAAAAAGGCATGTAGTTTATCAGATTTTAGTCCAAAGAGCCAGGACAAAGCCTGTATATATCTTCTTCAAACTCGTAACGCACTCGACGATGTTAGAGCAGGTAATTTTTCTTCGGCGGCATATAAAGTTAGAAAAATATGGGCCAGTTTCCAAGGCGCAGGTTATGGTCAGCGGGAAATCCCCTCTACTACATTAGCCCAATATTTTAGAGAAGGAGGCGGCACCATCGTTGCTTAAATATACTCATGCCATATAAAAATATCATAATTCAACCTGCTAATTACAGCGAGCAAAATAAACAACAAACGTCACAGTTTTACGTAGGATTTTCTACGCAAGATCCCATGTCAAGGACTGTGACAATGTATGACTTTGATATTGTAAAACAGGACTTGTTAAATTATTTTAACACACGTCAGGGCGAGCGTGTAATGCAACCTGGCTGGGGTACTATTATATGGGACAGATTGTACGATCCATTTACTGACGAAGTACGATCCGAAATAGAAGAAGATATTAAAAAAATTATAGCATCAGATCCTAGAGTGGCTATTTCGTCAGTAGACATTACAGAAGCAGATTTTGGTATGGTCTTAGAAGTTAACCTTAGGTTTTTAGCCACAAGCCAAGTTGATGTAATGCGATTAAACTTTGATAAACAAGCCGGTTTATCCCTACAATAATCTACGTAGTTTATGTTACTAATAAATATGTTATCCAAATGGCATAACATATATGATACCAGCAACTAACTCAAAACTACTTGTCGCAGAAGATTGGACTAAGATATATCAATCTTTCAACAATGCAGACTTTAAATCGTACGATTACGATACTCTTCGCCGATCAGCAGTTCAATATCTAAAAGCAAACTATCCAGAAGATTTCAATGATTATATTGAAAGTAGTGAGTTTATCGCCCTAGTTGATCTTATTTGTTATCTAGGACAAAATTTAAGTTTCCGTATTGATTTAAATGCTCGAGAAAACTTTTTAGAAACGGCCCAACGCCGAGATAGCATTTTACGTTTAGCACAGCTAATCAGCTATAATGCAAAACGAAATATGCCAGCCAGCGGCATACTAAAAGTCACAGCAATGTCTACTACAGACAACATTATTGACAATAACGGAACTAATCTCGCTAATCAGATCATTAGCTGGGATGATCCTTCCAATAATAACTGGTATCAACAATGGATTCTAGCGATGAATTCCGCCATGCCATCCGGAATGACATTTGGTACACCTTCTTTATCAGACACGATTGATGGAATTCCAACGGATCAATATAGAATAAACACAACTCAAACAAGTGCTCCTACATACGGTTTTAGTAAATCTATTAACGGCATTGCTATGGGATTTGAAATAGTTAGTGCAACCTTTCAAGATAAAAATTACATATATGAAGAAGCTCCGCTACCAGGTAGACAACCTGGTATTATTTGGAGAAATGACAATCAAGGAGCCGGTTCAAAAAACACAGGTTTCTTCATGCACTTTAAGCAGGGAACATTGAATAGTAATACATTTACAATTGGTAACCCGGTGCCAAACGAAATCGTTGGTATCAATGCAACTGATATTAATGATAGCGATGTTTGGTTATGGCAATTAAATGCAGACGGCACATATGATAAAGAGTGGACTAAAGTTGATGCTACTGTTGGTAATAATGTTATCTATAATAGTTTAAATTTAAACACAAGAACGTTATATGCAGTTACTTCTAGAATCAACGATCAAATTGATTTAAACTTTGCTGATGGTAACTTTGGTGATTTACCTAAAGGTAATTTCACATTGTATTATAGACAGAGCAACGGCCTTGCATATAATATTTCACCAACTGAAATTAACGGACTATTAGTAAGAATACCGTATGTTAATAATGCAGGACAAGAACAAATTCTATCACTTACTTTAAGTTTACAATACTCTGTCTACAATAGCGCCCCTGCAGAAACAGATGCGTCTATTAAACAAAAAGCTCCTCAAAATTATTATCTTCAAAATAGAATGATAACAGGCGAAGACTATAATATCGGTCCAGTTACAGTTGCGTCAGATGTTATCAAAGTCAAAAGCATCAATAGACAAAGTTCTGGAATCAGCAAGTATTTTGATTTAAACGATGTCACTGGCAGATATAGTCAAACAGATATATATGCTCAAGACGGGATGATTTATAAAGAAGATCAACAGCTGAGTTTTACATTTACTTTTGAAAATCGTAATCAAGCATTTGGTGTTTTAAAATCAAAAATAGAGCCATTGCTTGAAAATCCGACAACTCGAAATTTTTACTTTGACAAGTATCCAAGACCAGATTTGTCAAACATTAATATTAGCTGGACTCTTGCACAAACTGAGTCGGGACAAGTCCGCGGTTATTTTAAAGACAGATATGATTTCATTAGCGGAGTTACAACACCACAACAGGTTGGATATTTCAGCAGTAGCAACTCACAATATATCACTGGTGGCGCCTTAATAAAATTCCAACCACCAGAAGGAAAATTTTATCTACCATCAGGAAGATTAACTAATCAAGCTGATTCCACAACAAGAACTTATACATGGGCTCGAGTATCTCTAGTAACCGGTGATGGTTCAAACAGCGGTAATGGTCTACTTAATGATGGTACTGGACCGATAGTATTGACAGGATTCGTAGACGACGGCTCTATCCCAGTTGAAATAATTCCCCAATTGGTTACAAGTTTACCTTTTGCTTTAGAAAATCAGATCGTAAATCAAATTGTAGGAAAACTTAATTTTGGATTAACTTTTGATAGATTAACTAGGTCGTGGGCAATCGTTACAGATACGAATATTGATCTGCAAAGTAAGTTTAGTTTAATCTATCAAGGGGACACTACTAATCAAAATGTCGATGCATCTTGGATTTTTGGATTCAAGTGGACTGGATCTTCATATACTGCTTTTTATAGAAAAACAAATTACATATTTGAAAGCGCAGAGCAAACATCATTCTTCATAGATGATTATAAAAATAATTTTGATTATATTTCTAATACTACTATTAAAGACAAAATTTCTGTGCTAGGTATTAATACAATCCCCAATCTAGGAAATACCTGGAGACACGGCTCTGCCACTCCGCAATCATCATTGGGATCCAACGGTGATTTCTATCTTAATACACTTAACGATGTAGTCAGTAGGAAGATAAGCGGTGCCTGGGTAGTGATACCGGCAGGACAGACTATTAATGAATTAGGAAAAGATCATCCTTGGCAAGTTGATGATTGTATAGTTGAAAATGACGGATATGTGCAACCTAAAAAAGTACTAATCAGTTTTTATGATTCTAAAAACAACGGACAAATAGATGATCCTGATAGTTTTGCAATTATAACAGATAGTCAAAATCCTTTGGTTCAAACCGGATTCCTTGGTAACTTTGTTTATTTTGAAACATTAGCAGATGGTTCTAGATATCAATTATACGATGCCAGCAAGTTTACTGCATACCCTGACGAAAGCTATGTAGAATTACCTGCGGATGGTCGTTTATATTATTTCTATTCAGCAGATGTGATTAAAAAATATTCTTTAGAAAACTTAGAATATATATTACAGCCACAGTTTTTTGCTCGCGCAGGCCGAAGTGATTTAAAATTCCATTATATTCATAATAGCGGAGAAGAGAAACGTATAGACCCTGCTAAATCAAACATCATTGATATCCATATGCTAACCAAAGGATACGATACTGCTTATAGAATGTGGTTGCTAGATACATCTCAACTAGAACCTATGCCTCCTACGACAGCAACACTTGAAGACACCTATAGTCAGTATCTTGAGCCTATAAAAAGTATATCAGATACGATTATCTATCATCCTGCAAAATATAAAATTTTGTTTGGTCCCGCAGCCGAATTAAATTTACAGGCAACATTTAGGGCTGTAAAAAATTCTAATATTCCTATCAATGACAATGATTTAAAAACAAGAATCATTGCGGCAATTAATGATTTCTTTGCCCTCGACAATTGGGATTTTGGTGATTCATTTAATTTTAGCGAACTGTCTACGTATGTCATGAATGTAATGACTCCAGATATCACTAATTTCATTATTGTTTCTAAAAACGGTTCTTCTTTTGGTACCCTATTTGAAATAGCTTGCCAGAGTAACGAAATATTTGCAAGCGGAGCCAGTGTGTCGGATATAGAAATTATCACAGCATTAACACCTTCAAGATTATCTATTGTATAAGAATTTAAAAAATGGCAAAAAACACACGTAACGAATTAACTGACGTTTATAACTTAAACGATCCTAGTCACTCAAGAAAGACAAGTGATCTACTACCTGCCTATCTTCAAACAGATAAAAATATAAAATTTTTATCAAGTACTTTAGATAGATTAGTTGAAGTTCCTCGAGTTGAAAGAATTAGCGGATATGTTGGTAGTAAAATTACATCAACATACAATCCGTCAAAAGATCAGTATATCGATAGTGTATCAGAGTTAACACGATCTTATCAGTTAGATCCTGGATTAATCGTTAGAGATGATAGTAATAATATAACACACGCAGTAAGCTACGATGACTTAATTAATCAATTGTCATACTATAATGCCACAACTAATAACCACGATAAGATTCTTCGACCTACTATATATTCTTATGATCCTAAAATAGACATTGATAAATTTGTAAATTATACACAATACTATTGGTTGGAAGCCGGCCCTGACCCTATAGAAATTACAGGAATACAAAAATCTACAGTCAGCACATACACAGTTACTGACGGCGATACTCCTGTCTTTGTTTTTACTCCTAACGGATTAACACCAGATCCAACTGTAACTTTTTACAGAGGATTAACCTATGTATTAAATGTCACCTCAGTACACAACCTTTGGATTAAAACAGCACTATCATATGGTCAAGCAGACCAATATACCGGAGTACTTAATAACGGTTCAAAAGACGGACAAATTATTATTACTGTTGATGATCTAACACCCGATGTGTTATATTATGTAGCAGGTGACGATACCCGTGTGGCAGGAAAGATTGTTGTTAAATCGATACTTGAAAATACAGAATTAGATGTAGAAGCAGATCTTATAGGAAAACAAACATATAGATCAGGCAATGATATCAACTTATCAAACGGAATGGTAATATATTTTCCGGATAGCGTAATTCCAGAATCATATGCTAATAAGCGTTGGATAGTTGAAGGGGTTGGTACTGCTATCAATCTAACAGATTTTGATAGTTTACAAAATAGAGTCGACCTGTCAAATAATCTTAATACGAATTTTGATGCACAGAATTTTGATGAGTTTCCTTTCGATGATTTTAGAAATGCTCCCATAACTCCAGACTATGTTACAATCAATCGTTCCAGTGCTGATAGAAACCCTTGGTCTCGATACAACCGCTGGTTCCATGCTGGCATAATTGCGGCATCTGCTACTGCAAACGGTGTGCCGGCGGTATTCCCGCAAGACAAACGTGCCCGTCGCCCTATTATTGAATTCCAGCCTAATATCAAATTATTTAATTTTGGTATAACAGCAAAGACCAATGTTCATCTAATGGATACCGTAACTGCTAACGCATTTTTTGTGGTTGAAGGCAGTGCAGGTTATTATATTGACGGAGTACTATTAGAAGAAGGCTACCGAGTTATCTTTAATGCCGATGAGGATTCGTTAGTAAGAGGAAAAACTTTTGTAGTTAAAATAGAAACAGTTAACGATAATCAAATTATTAATTTAGTAGAAGACTCTACTGCCACCCCGGCGATAGGGGATACTATTGTTTCAGCAGAAGGATCTGCTTATAAGGGATCTAGTTGGTGGTGGAATGGTAAGAGCTGGACATTGGCTCAACAGAAAACAGGATTGAACCAAGCTCCTATATTTGACCTATTTGATACTAATGGAATAAGTTACAGTGATACTACTTATTATCCTGGAAATTTTTCCGGAACTAGATTATTCGGGTATACAAACGGTACCATATACGACCCTGTGTTAGGTCTCAATCTAAAATATCTTAATGTAGAAAACATCGGTGACTTTCTTTTTACAAACTATTTTAATACAGATACATTTTCTGTAGCATCCGCAACTGGAACATCCATCGTTCCAGTATCGTCCGGGTTTTTAAAAATATCAAGCGGCACCTCGACAAAGTATGCAAATGCTTGGGTTCGGTCAGTGGACCTTCCGATCCCTATTTTGCAGTATCAGGTAATTGAGACAGTAACAAACTCTCTAGAAGTTAATTCTATCAGTTACCCTGGCTGGCAAACAGATTTAACAATAGATGTATTTGTCAATGGTATTAAAAAAATACAATACATTGAATATGAAATTATTCCACAAAATCAATACTTGTTTGTAGTCTTCTATAACAATTTAACTATCTCGGATAGAATATTGTTCAAACTCTATACAACGGCAATTCCTAACGAAAACGGAGTATACGAGCCTAGTTTAAGTTTAACAAACAATCCGTTAAATGGCCCTATTGCACAATTAACATTAGCTGAATTTACAAATCAATTACAATCTATTTCTGAGCAGATTCCCAATTTCTTTGGAACTGCGTTAGGATATAATAATTTGAGAGATTTAGGGGATACTGCGCAATACGGTAGGCGACTAATATCTCATATTGAGCCGTTATCGTTCGCACACTTTTTCATCGGTTTAAAAGAACATAGTGTTATTAACGCTGTAAAGAAAGTATCAGACGATTATCAAAATTTTAAATCTACTTTCTTAAAAGCAGTTAACGAAATTACAAATGAACTAACTTCTAGAGATTCAGTTGATCAAATCCTATCTGCAATGAACGCAGGTAAAGATATATTATTCCCATACGGATATTCCGATATGATACCATATGGGCAAGATTATGTATTAAGAACTTATACTGTAACAGATTTAAGAATTACAACATACGCCCTTCCTTCGATCATTGATTTAATATCAGTTAACGATAAAGCAATAATAATCTACATTAATGGGTCGCAACTAATGTTAGGAATAGACTACACTATTCCTTCAACAGATCCTAGCGTAACTTTTACTAAGGCATTAAATCTTGGTGATATTATTGAAGTACGATTTTATGCAACTACACAAGGTTGTTATGTCCCACCCACTCCGTCAAAATTAGGACTGTATCCTAAATTCCGTCCTGCAAAATATTTTGATACAACATACACAACACCATCATTTGTAATTGAAGGACATGATGGAAGTGTTATGCTGGCCTATGGTGATTATAGAGATGATATTATTTTAGAATTAGAAACGAGAATTTTTAATAATATAAAATCATCTTCAGTGTATACTCCTACCTTAATTGATATTAATTCTGTGTTGCCCGGAGCATACAGAAATAAAGATTTTAGTTATAATGAAATTTTTAAACTTTTAAGTTCAGAATTTTTAAAATGGACAGGATTTAACGGAGTTGATTATCGAACAAATATAATTGCAGTAGACGAGCCTCGAACATGGAATTTTAGAACATCTGCAACGAACCCTACGAATAATCTACAACTTCCAGGCCATTGGAGAGGAATCTTTAAATATTTTTATGATACTGATCGCCCACACACTCACGCATGGGAAATGTTGGGATTCAGTGAACAGCCAGATTGGTGGAAGTCACAATACGGACCAGCACCATTTACATCTGGCAATACTCTCCTGTGGTCAGACTTATCACAAGGTATAATTCGCGGTGGTAGTAGAGCTGGCGTTGATTTAAATTATGCTCGCCCAAATTTACTAGACATATTGCCAGTTACTGAAAACGGAACCTTACTAGATCCGCAAAGTATCGGGTTGGCCCAAAACGTTATTTTCAATCAAACAAATGCAGAATGGATCTTTGGAGATCACTCACCGGCTGAAACTGCCTGGAGACGATCGAGCGCATGGCCATTTGCTGTCCAGGTGTTATTGTCTCTTACTAAGCCTGCCAAGTACGCCAGCTTGCTATTTGATACCAGCAGAATTAATTTCTCAGTTGCTGGACAAACAGTATATGGAGTCAATGAACAATTATTAAAACTTGCAGATCTTATTTTATACAGAGATACTGTTGCTGGAAAAATACAATATGCGGCCGGCTACAGCGTAATGCTTATTGAAGCAGGCCTGCAAAGAAATCTAAATTATATCACTAAACTAAAGACCGATCTTGATGGCGTAGATTATAATTTAATATATAAAGCAGAAGGATTCTTAGATAAAGATAAGTTATCAGTGAGAATTGATTCAGTGGATCCAGCGAGTGTTAACCCGGGAGTACTGTTACCTTCAGAAGATTATGCTATTCATCTACATCAAAGTAACCCGATAGTATCTTTGTCAATTAGTGGTATTATTATTCAAAAAAATCAAGGAGCATATACTGTAAAGGGGTACGACTCTCTTAACCCTTATTTTACAGTATTAACTCCTATTCACAGTTTCCAAGATACAAAAGTTTCTGTAGGTGGGTCTTCTGAAAATTATGTGATCTGGACCGAAAATAAATTTTATCAAACAGGGCAATTGGTATCTTACCAAAATAATTTCTACAGGACAAAACTTACCCATACTGCGACTACAACATTTAATTCTGATAACTTTCAACCGTTGTCTGAATTACCAGTAGTGGGCGGAGTTATAGTTGCTAAAGCACACAAGTACGAAACTGCACCGGCTACTGTTTCGTACGGCACAACTTTGCTAACAATACAAGATGTTTACGACTTTTTAATTGGTTACGGGAAACATTTAGAAAATCAAGGATTTGTATTTGATTATTTCCAGAAAGACTTCAATTCAATACTCGATTGGGATTTTTCAACGAAAGAATTTTTATTCTGGACATCACAAAATTGGATCGACGGATCATTGCTGGTATTAAGTCCTTTTGCTCAACAGGTTAAATTTAGAACGATTGACAGTTCAGGAAATCCGACACTATACGGTGTAGTTGACGACCTAACAGATCCTTATTATCAATATAATTTATTAACCGCAGACGGCACAGTATTTCCACTCCAACAATTTACGCTATCAAGAGAGGATAATGAATTTGTAATAGGATCTTTGCTACCTAATACAGGTTTTTACTTTGCGCAGGTTAATATCATACAGAAGCAACATGCGGTTATTTTTAATAATTTTAGTATGTTCAACGATATTGTTTATGATAAAGAAACAGGCTATCGTCAGAACCGTATTAAACTAACAGGATTTAGAACTGCAGAGTGGAATGGTGGCCTTACAACTCCTGGATTTATGTACGACGAAGCGGTCGTATCTGACTGGCAACAGTATGCAGATTATGCGCCGGGTGAAGTTGTGCGATATTCTGGAAAATATTATTCGGCTATTATGAAGGTTGCTGGTTCTACTACGTTTGATTTTACAGTATGGTCCGGCCTCCAGTCAAAACCTACCCCATCATTATTGCCAAACTTTGAATATAAGATCACTCAGTTTGAAGATTTTTATAGTTTAGATATAGATAACTTCGATGTTGGCCAGCAACGTATGGCCCAACATCTTACAGGATACACTCCGAGAATATACTTAGATAATATTTTCGATGATAGAATTGCACAGTACAAATTTTATCAAGGGTATATTAAAGAAAAAGGCACCGCTAACTCTATCACTAAATTAGCTAAAGCAAGTCTTAACAATTTGCAAGGTGAAGCCGAATTTTTAGAAACTTGGGCCTTTAGAATTGGAGCATTTGGCGGTTACAGTTCTTACAAAGAGTTGCAGTTTAATTTAAATGATCAACGATTTGTTCAGAATCCGCAGATAGTACAATTTACAAATTATTCTACAACTAACAATGATTTTATATATCGCGTTCCTCAAAGCGATGTATTAGTTGCACCTGACGATTATGATTCCGCTAATGTATTTCCAATATTAGATACTAATTTTTCAGAGTATATTTCTGAAATACAAACAGCGGGATATGTTCGTATTGACGATGTAACTGCTACTGCTTATAATGTTAATAGTATTTTAGACATTGGAGATCCGAATTTAATCGCAGAAGGCAGTACCTTCTGGTTAGGCTATAGTCCTACCGGCAGTTGGGATGTCTTACGATATACGAGACAGAATGTACAGATCATCCAAGTTACAGTTACTGAACCTGGAATAGGTACTCAGTTTACTACGGCTCAATCACACGGATTAGCAGTAGGTGAAGTAATTGCTGTTTCAAGATTTATTCCAGATCTTAACAAAGTATATCTTGTTATCTCAATTGAGTCTAACACGCAATTCACCGTTTCTAGCACATTAACTGCGGTACCTTATTCATCAGAAATCTATATTGGAATTGTTTCTAAATTTGTTTCAGTTCGCTTTGGTAGCTTTGACGATCTGGCCTCCCTGCCGAGATTAACTACAACCAAATATGGTGATAAGATTTGGGTTGATGATGATGGCTCTAACAAGTGGGCAGTCTACGAAAAAATTAATAATTACTCAGATACAACATATTCAGATGATGTTAACAATACAAATCAACAGTATGGATTTTCATATAGCACAGACGAGTCAACTTCGACGTATGTAGTTAGTGCGCCCGGATTTCTTGACGCCAACTACGGATATGGTAAAATATTCGTATATGATAAAACATCTGTTAGAGATATAAAAGTAAACACCTTATTCACATACTCATTAAAAGAAGCAGGCCGCGATTATTATCTAAGCACAATACCCCCTCAGTTCGGATACAGTTTAAAATATGATGCGGCCGACAATATAATTTTTGCTGGAGCACCAGCAACAAGTCGAGTTCGCGGAGATGCAACAGGTACTGGTGATCTAAGATTTGTAAATGATATAAACAATGTAACGTTATTTGATAGAAGCGGCATGATTAAAATTACTGCCATCAATAGAGTTACAAACAGTCCAACAACTTTAGCGGCACTAACTACTCCTAATCCTACTTCAAACGGACGATATGGTAATGCGATTGTAGTAAATTCTTCAGCGACTAATAAGCAATTTTTAGTAGGAGCACCGGGAGAAGGTGTTGGCCGTGTTTATAATTATAGCATGACTATGGGACAGTACAACACAAGTACTGTAACAGTTTCTGCGTTAACGGCTTTATCAAATGCCAATCTTCCAACAGGAAGTTTCTTTGGTCAAAGTATTGCGACAAGTGACGACCTTAGCATTGTAGCAGTTGGTGCCGCAGGTGCATACTCTGATACTGGAATTGTTAGAATCTTTACTAAGAATTCTAACAATACATTTACAGCACTACCTACCGATATAACAAAAGATACAGAAGGGCTAAAAGGGTTAATCACATCGGGCGACTTACTCGGAAATAAACTTGTAATGAGCAAAGACGGACAGTACTTGTTTATTAGCAGTCCGGGAACACAATATGGCCTGTATCAAGGAATGGTTAGCGTATGGAAATGGAACGGATCTAAATTTGCGTGGTTACAGAACTTAACACAGCCAAATAGAAATTCTAATACAATTTTTGGCTTTGATATTTCTATCGATGATAATAAAGAAACTTTAATTATTTCAAGTATAGGTACATTAGAATTACAAAATATTACATTCGATACCTACATGGGATTACTATCAAATGCAAAGGCACTATACGGTACAAAATATGTTAAAGATGCCACTACTGATGTTCGACATGTAAAAACAACATTTGACAATCAATCAACGCGATTCTACAGTAATATAGAAGGTGCTGGTTCTGTTAGTGTGTTTAATAGATACCACACATATTTTTCTTATGCACAAGATATACAATCAAATGCAATTACAACAGGCAGCGATTTTGGGTATTCAACAGCTCAACTAGGTGGAAACATTTATGTAGGTGCTCCTAGTTCTGATACGCTGTCTGGTAAAAATAACGGCCAAACGTTCATATTCCAAAAAATAGATACGTCTGTAAACAGCTGGAGTTTGTTACGTCATGAAGAGCCGTTAGTTGACCCTTCGGTGATTAAACGTCTCATGGTAATTGATGCAGACAAAGATGTTATCAAACAGTATCTTGAAATATTTGATCCTGTAAAAGGATACATTCCTGGTATAGCTAATCAAGAATTATCATATAAAACAATAACTGATCCTGCTGTTTATACTCTCGGCGCAGGAAAAATATCAGTTGATACTAATGCTAATTGGACCGATGATCATGTTGGCGAGTTATGGTGGGATACCGGTGCTGTAAAATACTACTGGTATGAACAAGGCGAGTTAGAGTATAGAAAAAATCAGTGGGGTACGACATTCCCAGGAAGTGCTATCCAGGTATACGAATGGATAAGTTCTAATTTATTACCAAGTGAATGGGCGGCTGTTGCTGATACCAGCAACGGGTTACTACGTAGTATAAGTGGCCAGCCAAAATATCCTGATAATAGTGTATTGTCTGTGAAACAGGTTTATAACGAAGTTACCAGTACGTTTAGTAACGTATATTATTACTGGGTTAGAAATAAAACTACCCTGCCTGTTGGAGTTAAAAATAGAAGAATCAACGCGATAACAGTTGCTGGATTAATTGCTGATCCTAAAAATCAATTAGTGGAACATGCTACGATTTTAAGACAAGATGCGTTGGCGTTGGTTAACGTTAAAGATTTAATCGATAACAATTTAACAAATTTACATATTAATTTTGATAGATTGACAAACTCAGCACCCCGCCACACAGAATGGTTGCTGTTACAGGAAGGAGATCCGTATAGTAGTCCTTCTATAATGTTAGAACAAAAATTAATAGATAGCTTAGTTGGTTACGACAAAATTGGTCAACCTGTACCGGATCCTGCATTATCAGTACAGCAAAGATATGGTATTAATGTAAGACCTCGTCAAACAATGTTTGCTAATAGGATGGAAGCATTAAGAACAGTGTTAGAATGGACTAATACTGTTTTATTAGAAAATAGAATTACAAGTTTAAAATCGATACCTAATCTAAAGATAATGGAAGAAATTCCGTCGTCTGAAGAAAATGCTTGGGATCAAGTTGTTGAAACAAATTATCAATTAGGCCTCATCGAAACTAAGGCATTAAGTCAAGCACAGTTAGTATGTACAATTAATAGTAACGGTGGCATTGATCGAGTGATTGTTTCTTATTCAGGTGGCGGATATAATTATCTGTATCCACCGACTGTAACAGTTTCTGGAAACGGATACGGGGCAATAATAAAGACAACATTAAACGAAACAGGCCAAGTAGTCAGTGCAACTATTGTTGACCCGGGCTACGGCTATACAGCGATACCGAAATTATTAGTTCGTCCGTACACTGTCTATATACAAACAGATTCTGAAGCAAAAAATATGTGGAGTAAGTTTGAATGGAATCGAGCAGAGCAACTATGGACCCGTATACACAGTCAGCAGTACGATGTGACCAAGTACTGGAGCTTTGTTGACTGGACTAGAGCAGATTACAACAATCTACAACCAATTTTATATACAATAAGCGACACATACGGACTGAACGGAATAACTCCAAAACTCGGCGACCTTGTAAAAATACAAAATGCCGGCGCAGGCCGTTATGTAGTATTAAAGAGAGTTGATAAAACAATCAGGATAGGCACATTCGATACTGACTATGATATAATTGCCGAAGAAAAAGGAACTATACAAATTAATCCTGCGTTATGGAGTTCGTCACTAACTGACTTTGGATTCGATGAAGTCGCCGCATATGATTCAACTTTCTTTGATCAATCACCTGATATAGAATTAAGTTATATTCTTAAGGCAATTAAGGATGATTTGTTTACTGGTGATTTAAAACAATACTGGAATAAATTATTCTTCCATGCTGTAAAATATGCATTTTCGGAACAGACAAATCTTGACTGGGCATTTAAAACAGCCTTCATTAATGTTACAAATAAAGCAGGTGCCTTAGATCAGCGACCTACATATAAATTGCAAGATAGTGATTTCTATGAAAAATGGATCGAAGAAGTAAAACCTTACCATACAAAAATTAGAAATTTTACAACCAAATATACATCATTAGATCCGACCCATACTTTTAGCACTGACTTTGATCTTCCTGCATATTATGATCAAACCCTAGGGCAGTTTACAACGATCAAATCTTATGGTGATCCTTTATTAGCCACATATCCTTGGAAATCATGGGCAAGTAATTTTGCGTATGGCGTAGGAGAAGTTCAGATAACCAATGGCGGATCTAATTATATAAGTCCTCCTAGAGTAGAAATTATAACAGCGCCTAACGACACAGGGTTTGGTGCATTTGCTAGGGCCTACATTAGCTTAGGAAAAGTATATGAAATTGTTGTAATTGATCCTGGTAGTAACTATACGGAAACTCCAACTGTTGTTTTAATTGGTGGCGGCGGAAAAGACTATACACAGGCAACTGCACGAGTACAATTATACAACGGAAAAATTCGAACAACGTCTGTAACAATGAAGTTTGATCGCATATCTTATGGAACAGAAATCATAGATATTAAAACGACTGATTATTTTATAGGTGATGGCCAAACATATACTTGGGTATTAACTTGGGTACCACAGCCCGAAAAGAACACAATTGATCTTACAATAGACGGCTCGATGGTATTAGATGATCAATTTACTATTGAATATTATTCAGATTTCTTTACAAACACCAGCGGAGTTACTGCTCTTAAGAAATTCGCAAAATTAGTGTTAAATTTTGTTCCTGATAAACAAAAACGTCTAGTACTAACATATATCAAAGATATTAAATTATTATCAGCAGTTGATAGGATTAACAATTATTATAATCCTGCCTCAGGAATGCCAGGAAAAGATCTAACACAGTTAATGAAAGGCATGACTTTTGGCGGTGTAAAAGTTGACACGTTACCGTTTAACTATGCGTCTGGATGGGATGCATTACCATACTATACCAGTGCATGGGACAGCTATTCTAGTGAATCCAATTACGGAGTAGTAACTGATCCATTAAATCTTGCAGTAAGTCTAACAGCAGTCCATCAAGCAGAATTAGCCGCAGTGGTCACTGAGCTTTCATTCTGGACAACACGATTAGCGCAACTACAGTCTGTGTTAGCGCAGACTCCTACTCTAATACAGGTGCCCGGATCAGGTGTGCAGTTGATTAACAACCCCGAATATCAATACATTCTAGGACAAGTTAATGAATCGCAGATACAAGTAAATCAGTACACAGCAAAAGCCGCCGAACTTAATAATCTTATTTCTAACGAAGAAGCAAATCTAATACCAGTAACTACACCTTTTGTAGTTCCTGTGGGCACAAACATCAATGTATATGTAACAACAGGATCAGGAAGAACAACTCGTTTAGACCCTACAGTGGTTCCTACTATCATAGGGTCTGGAACAACGGCAACAGTTTATATTCCGTTGGTTAATTTTACTCAATCTTTTTCTGCAACTCAGTATGTTACATTTAGGGATCAGATAAGTGACGGAACTATCCTTCCTGGTGATCCAGACGCACTAGACGCGGTTATCAGCGGCGGCCAACTAGGTGAAATTACACTTGGTATTAAACCATCTGATATTTTACTGGACGGTAGTGCGTTCCTAGATGCAAACTACAGTTATGCTCCGGAAGAACTATTACCAGGTCAAGTGCAAGAAAGTTTTGCGGTTACAGTATTTGAATCAAAAGGGCAAGCAAGTCCTTTGATCATCAACAGAAAATATTTGTTAGATAATCTAACTACAACTTTTGACATCGGCGGTAAGCCTGCAAGTACAGCATCTGTGTTGGTAAGTATTGGTACTACTCCCTTACGCTATTCAGTTGACTACACCGTAAACACTATTGCTAACACAGTTAGTATTGCATCTAATACATGGACAGGTTGGTTAAGTGTTAGCGGATTAACAGTCGGTGGAACTGGCCTAGTTGATACTCAGATAACAACAACAGTTAATTCTACTTTTACCACTATTGTTAGTTCTGTTGCATTGGCCAGTATCAAAGATGCGTATGTTACAGTCAACGGACAAG